CTTTGAAAATTCCCCGGAGGGATTTTTTATATTTGAGTTTCATGATACTTGTAAGGGCTTATGATATGGTCTAATGCACATCTCAATGGACCTGCCACCTATTGAGAGTTTGTTAATTTCTCCTTTCTGTTTTGTGCATCCCTCCGCCATATCATAAGTCTTTATAAGTGTTATGAAACAGTATGGAAACTATAAGAAAGGAGATCAGAAACATGGCAAAAGTGAAGCAAACTTCAACCAAAGACACAAAAAAGAGCCTCAGACCAGCTTTAACGCCAGAGGCAAGAGAAAACAGAGCTATTGCTTTGGCTATGGATTTGGTCGAGCAGCGGTTGATGGATGGAACGGCATCGTCACAGGAAACAACTCATTTTTTGAAGCTTGGTTCTGTAAAGAATAAACTCGAGATAGAGAAACTTAAAGCTGAGAATGATCTCATCCACGCAAAAGCAGAAATGGTACGGGCTCAGAAGAATAATGAGGAGATGTTTAAGGATGCTATCGCGGCAATGAAGGAGTATAGTGGCAATGGAACTACGGAGGATGATATAGAAGATGAATATTAAAAGATATTCAGAACTTATAAAATTTCCAACATTCGAAGAAAGATACGACTATCTGAAATTGAATGGTCGAGTTGGCGAAGACACTTTTGGTTTTGATAGATATCTGAATCAAGTTTTTTATCGATCAAAAGAATGGCGATCAGTGAGAGATTTTGTTATAGCAAGAGATAACGGATGCGATTTAGCAATTGATGGTCGAGAGATATTTGATAAAATTTTAATACATCATATGAACCCAATCACTAAGGATGATGTATTGAAGAGACGGGATTATATTTTAGATCCTGAGTATCTGATAACAGTCACAAAGCGTACACATGATGCAATACATTATGGTGATAAAGAATTGTTATTAAGTACATCACCAATTACAAGAACTAAGAATGACACATGTCCATGGAGACATTAAAGTGAGAAGCCCGATTCTAGGCTTCTTTTTTATTTGAGAGGAGGTATGCAAATGAGTGAAGTCACAAATGCAAATGACAGCATTCTTACATCAATCAAGAAGATTCTTGGAATACCGGAAGAGCATGAACACTTTGATGCAGATATCATTATGCATATCAATACAGTTTTTATGATTCTCAATCAGCTTGGTGTCGGACCTGCTTTGGGGTTTAAGATTTTGGATAAAACCACAATGTGGGATGATTATTTGGAAAATGATAGTCAGTTAGAAGCTGTTAAATCCTATATGGGTTACAAGGTTCGATTGATGTTTGACCCCCCATCAAGCTCAGCCATCACAGAGTCGATTAATCGCGTCATTAGCGAGCTTGAATGGAGAATACTTGTGATGGTCGAAAGTAAAAATTCTCGAGAGGAGGAATCATGATGTATGAATATGTATTATGCCATCATGGTGTTCTTGGTATGAAATGGGGTGTCCGTAGATACCAGAATGCCGATGGAAGTCTTACGTATGCTGGAAAGAAACGAGCATTGAAAATCCAGGACAAATATACAAATTTTACGGAGAATCAAAAGTATCGAAAGAAGAATGGCGACTACACATATGCTGGACATAAGAAGGCTTTGAAGATGCGAGAGAAGTATTCAGCAGTTACTGGCGGAAAGAAATTGACTCGGTTTACACCATCTGGAAAGGCTGTGACAAACAAACCAAGAACGTTAGGAGATTTGTCGGACGAAGAATTGAACAAAAAGGTTCGACGTCTGAGATCGGAACGAGATTATTTGGATTTGAATAGACAAATATCATCGTTAACTCCTAAACATATATCTGCCGGAAAGAAATTTGTAGATGCGATCAAATCATCAGCAGTATCAGTGTTAAAGGATAAAGGCACAAAACTTGCTGGAGATTATCTGGATAAGCAGGTTAGAACGAAGTTGGGTATGAATGATGCATACAACAAAAAAAAGAAATCTGAAAAATTACAGCAGGAAATGCTCGATGCTAGAAATCGATATAACATCGAAAACTTCAACAGAATGTATAAAGATTTAAAGAATAAAAAATAGGAGTGATTTTATATGGCATTATCGAACACCGCCACCCCACGATACTACGGCGAGTTTCGAGATGCCGTACTTCGAGGTGAAATTCCGGTAAATGAAAAAATCGAGATGGAAATGAATCGAATAGATGCCCTAATACAGAATCCAGGTGTCTACTATGATGATAAGGCAATAGACGGATTTATTGCTTATTGTGAAAAAGAATTGGTTCTAACCAACGGCGATGATTTGCATCTATTGGATTCATTCAAACTGTGGGCTGAGCAGATCTTTGGATGGTATTACTTTGTTGAGAGGAGTGTATACGTCCCGTCAAAAGATGGGCACGGAGGGCATTATGCGAGAAAACGAATTAAGAAACGGCTCATAAATAAGCAGTATCTGATCGTTGCGAGAGGCGCAGCAAAGTCCATGTATGCTTCTTGTATTCAAAACTATTTCTTGAATGTCGATACATCCACAACACATCAGGTCACAACTGCTCCAACAATGCCGCAAGCAGAAGAGGTTATGTCGCCAATCAAGACTGCCATAACCAGGGCAAGAGGACCGTTGTATCAGTTTCTTACTTATGGATCATTGCAGAATACAACCGGATCGAGAGCTGACAGAGTGAAACTTGCCAGCACAAAGAAGGGAATTCAGAATTTCTTGACGGGGTCACTGCTGGAAGTAAGACCAATGTCGATTGACAAGCTTCAGGGATTACGAGTGAAGATAGCTACAGTAGATGAATGGTTGTCTGGAGATGTCCGGGAAGATGTAATTGGTGCTTTGGAGCAGGGCGCCGCTAAGGAACAGGGCGGAGGTATGAACGATGACTATCTTATCGTAGCGATTTCCTCTGAAGGAACTGTCCGTAATGGTTCGGGAGATACAATCAAAATGGAATTGATGAGTATATTAAAAGGTGAGTACAATGCTCCACACACCTCGATATGGTGGTATGCCCTTGATTCTGTTGACGAAGTATCAGAACCGGATTTATGGATAAAAGCAAATCCAAACCTTGGAAAAACTGTAAGTTATGAAACGTATCAGTTGGATGTCGAGAGAGCTGAAAAGAATCCGGCAGTTCGGAATGATATTTTGGCAAAGAGATTCGGTATTCCCATGGAGGGTTATACATATTACTTCACATATGAAGAAACTCTTCCTCACAGAAAGAAAGAGTATTGGCAAATGCCATGTGCAATGGGAGCCGATCTTTCTCAAGGTGATGATTTCTGTTCTTTCGTATTTCTATTCCCATTATCAAATGGAGAATTCGGTGTAAAAACAAGAAACTACATAACGGAGCTTACTTTGAATAAGCTACCTTCAGCCATGAGATTCAAATACGAAGAGTTCATGAATGAAGGAAGTCTTATTGTCATGGATGGAAACATTCTCGATATGATGCAGGTATTCGACGATTTGGACGAATACATTCTGTCTATTGGCTATGACGTTCGGTGTTTTGGATATGATCCATACAATGCTAAAGAATTTGTGGAAAGATGGTCAAGAGAAAATGGACCATTTGGTATTGAGAAAGTAATACAGGGAACAAAAACCGAGTCAGTCCCATTAGGTGAATTAAAGAAGTTATCGGAAGAGAGAATGCTACTGTTCGACGAGAAGCTTATGACCTTTGCGATGGGAAACTGTATTGTCATGGAGGATACAAATGGAAACCGTAAGCTTCTGAAGAAAAGGCACGATGCAAAGATTGATGCTGTTGCAGCTATGATGGATGCCTTTGTTGCATTCAAGTTAAATCGAGAAGCATTTGAATAAAGGAGGTCAAAATGGAATTGAATATTGGATCTAGGCTTAAAAGAGCCTGGAATGCGTTTACTAACCGGGATCCTACAGGTGGCTATAAATCTGTCGGCCCCGGTTATTCTTTATCTCCGAGTAGACCAAGACTATCCAGAGGTAACGAAAAATCTATAGTCAATGCTGTATTAACACGTATCGCGATGGATGCAGCGGCTATCGACATTAAGCATTGTCGGCTGGATAAAAATGGACGTTATTTGGAAGACGTTGATTCTCCACTCAACGATTGTTTCAACTTGTCGGCAAATATTGATCAGACGGGCAGAGCATTCAAACTGGATATATATCTGTCGTTACTAGACGAGGGTTGTATTGCTCTCGTTCCAATAGACACGACAGATAATCCAGACGATACGAATTCCTACGATATTAACTCGATGCGTGTATGTAGGATTCTCGACTGGTATCCTCAGCATGTTCGAGTTCTTGCCTATAACGATCGAAAAGGCAAAAAAGAGGAATTGGTAATGCCGAAGAGTCAGGTGGCTATTATTGAGAATCCGGCATATTCAGTTATGAATGAGCCTAACTCGACCATGCAGCGTCTGAAGAAGAAACTTAGTTTGTTAGATGCCACAGATGAACAGTCTGCTTCTGGAAAACTGGATTTGATTATTCAGTTGCCGTATGCGGTAAAGAGCGAATTGAAGAGACAACAGGTTGAAGAGCGAAGGAAAGACATCGAAGATCAATTGACGAATGGTAAGTATGGAATAGCATGGGCTGATGGTACTGAGAAAATTACTCAGCTCAATCGACCGGTTGAGAACAATCTTATGAAACAGATTGAGTATCTTACCAACCTATTCTATAGCCAGCTGGGTGTTACTCAGAGTGTTATGGATGGCACCGCCGATGAGAAGACGATGCTTAATTACAATAACAGAACAATCGAGCCTTTGGTGGCCGCGGTTGTTGATGAAGTGAAACGAAAGTTTCTTACGAAGACTGCCCGAACAAAAGGACAGTCTATTTCTTATTTCACAGACCCATTCAAACTGGTTCCGGTTGATAACATCGCTGAAATAGCAGACAAGTTCACAAGAAATGAAATTATGACTTCAAATGAAATCAGACAGATTATCGGAATGAAACCGTCGGATGATCCGAAGGCTGATCAGCTTATAAACAGTAATATCAGCCAACCAAACCAGGGAGAAGAGTTGGTGGTGGGTGATACAGAAAATGAAGAAAGGAGCGAAGGTCAAAATGGGTATTAATTGCGACTTTAGTGGATGGGCTACCCGAAACGATTTGTTATGCGGTGACGGTAGAACCATTCGAAAAGACGCCTTTGCACAGAATGATGGGTGTCAGGTTCCTCTTGTTTGGAACCACAAACATGATGACGTGAATGCCGTGCTTGGACATGCTGTTTTGGAAAATCGACCAGATGGTGTCTATGCATATGGAGTATTCAATGATAGTCCGCAGGGACAGAAAGCAAAGAATCTTGTTCAGAATGGCGACGTTCGATCTTTGTCTATTTGGGCAAACGAACTGAAACAGATTGGAGGAGATGTGATTCACGGAAATATTCGTGAACTCAGTCTCGTATTAGCAGGTGCTAATCCAGGAGCATACGTAGATTTCGTAATGGCGCACAGCACTGAGGAAGAGGATAGTTTGTATGCTTCTTGGGATGAAAATATTATGCTTCATCACTCTGCTGATGAAGAGAAAGGAGATTCAAAAATGGACGGTGACAATAAGCCAGAAGAAAAGAAAAACGAAGGCGACGACAAGCCGGAAGAGAAAACGATTCAGGATGTGATCGACACCATGAACGAGGAACAGCAGGAAGTTTTCTATGGTGTGCTTGCACAGGCAATTGGAGAAAAGGAAGAAAAAGATGGTAGTGAAGGAGGAGATAACTCTATGAAACATAATGCATTTGATAAGAACAATGAAACTGCTCAGCAGAATGTACTTAGCCATTCAGATGAGATGGCGATCGTCGCACTCGCAAAGAAGAGCAGTGTTGGTAGCCTTCAGCAGGCTATGGCAATTTACGCAGAAGAGAATAAGGATACTTTGTCACACGGTATCTTTGATGACAGTGTTGAGGAGCTTTTCCCAGAGTATGAGCTTCTCAAGAAGGGTGAACCTGAGACACTTGAGAGAGATCAGAGCTGGATTGGATCTGTAATTTCTAAGATTCATAAGAGTCCGATTAGCCGTATTCGTACAAGACAGGCAGATGCTCGTATTGCAAAGCTTAGAGCCAGTGGTTATCAGAAGAAGGGTAATTACAAGCATGAGTCAGAGCAGATCAAGCTGCTTAGTCGTACAACAGACCCGCAGACAATCTACATCAAGGACACAATGCATCGAGATGATATTGTCGACATCACAGACTTTGATGTTGTAGCTTATCAGTGGAACATGATGCGTCATGTACTCGACGAGGAAATGGCTATGGCTGCTCTTGTTGGTGATGGTCGTGACGATGGCGATCCGGATAAGATTCACGAGGATCATATTCGTTCAGTATGGCATGACGATGAGCTTTATACAATCCATCAGATTGTGGATTTCGAAGCCGCAAAGACGAAGCTTCAGGGCACAAATACAGGAGCTAACTTCAGTGAGAACTATATCAAGGCAGAGGCTATGATCGAATCGGCTTTGTATTCTCGTGAGAAGTTCAAGGGTTCTGGAACACCAGATTTGTACTGCACACCACATCTTCTTAATGTAATGCTTCTTGCTCGTGACCTTAATGGTCGTCGTATCTATGATTCCAAGGCAGATCTTGCCAAGGCACTCAATGTAAATGAAATTCATACTGTTGAGCAGTTCGAGGGACTTGAGAGAACAGCAGATGATGGTAAGAGAAAGCTTCTTGGTTTGTTTGTCAACATGGCTGATTATCAGTTTGGCGCTACTAAGGGCGGTGAAGTTACAAGATTCTCAGATTTCGATATCGACTTCAACCAGTACAAGTACATGCTGGAGACAAGACTTTCTGGAGCACTTACAAAGGTTTACTCTGCGATCGCTCTCGAAGAGAAGGTTTCGTAGTTGCGTAATTATATAAGGAGGAACATGGATTATGGAAAAGATCATGGAAAATTCTAGTGACTTACATGTAGTAGCAAGAAAGGTATACGCAAAGCCTAGCGACGCTTATGCTTATTCCGATTCAGACTACAAGACAAAGATCTCAGCAGATGAGTTGTATGACGCATTTGTTAAGGGGATGATTGTCGTCGATGCAGGAGTAGAGTACAAGCCGATTAGTGTTAAGGTTGCTTCCAAGGTAGCAACTGTGTCATATGTTAAGGCCGGCTCTACAAATCCGGAGATTGCGACTGTTAAGTCTGAGTAGTTAAGGAGGAAAATTCAAAATGGGTAAATGGTATGGAAATGTCGGTTTTGCACATACAACTGAAAATAATCCTGGTGAATGGGATTCTGAGATTATCGAGAAATCATATTTCGGAGATATTATGGGCAATCGATGGAAACGCCAGAATTCCGGTGGAATAAATGACGATGTCAATATTTCCAACATTATCAGCATTGTTGCTGATTCGTTTGCCAATGAGAATTGCTCTGAAATTGTGTATGCGGAATTCTTGGGTATAAAGTGGAAGGTCACAGATATCGAGCCACAATATCCAAGATTACTGCTCACATTAGGGGGTGTATATAATGGCGAGTAGGGTTGATTTACAGACTAAACTGGAGGAAATCCTTGGGAGTAGAAACGTATATTATAAAGCCCCTGAAAATATTAAGATGAGCTATCCAGCAATAATATATTCTCTTAATAATATAGAGGATAGAAATGCAAACAATAGTTCATACATAAGAAATAGAAGTTATAGTGTTACGGTTATATCAAAGCAATCAGATCCGGAAGTGGTAAATCGATTGTTGGAACTTCCATATTGTTCTTTTGATAGACCATACGTATCTGATAATTTGAATCATTACGTATTCACTTTGTATTGGTAATTAAGAGCCCATAATACGGGCTCTTTTTATTACCAAAAATCATGAAAAAGGAGGACAGATATATGTCTAAGATTAAATGGGATGAAACCGGAGAGCGTTTGTTCGAAACCGGTGTAGAAAATGGAGCGTTGTTTGTACAGGACAATAGCGGAACTTATGGAAAAGGTGTGCCTTGGAATGGACTTACGAACGTAAATGAGAGTCCGGAAGGTGGAGAAGTCACAACGTTGTATGCAGACGATGTAGCATACTTGGATCTTATCTCAGTAGAGAAGTATAAGTACACAATCGAAGCATATTCATCACCTGTTGAGTTTGATGCTTGTGATGGAACAGCAAGTATTGCTAAGGGTGTTACGATTGGACAGCAGTCTCGTAAGAAGTTTGGATTTACATATAAGTCACGTATCGGCAATGATATTGAAGGCTCTGATTTCGGATACAAGCTGCATATTGTGTATAACAGCTTGGCTTCTCCATCTGAGCGGTCACATGCAACCATTAATGATAGTCCAGAGGCAGAGACGATGTCTTGGTCGGCTAGTTCCACAGCAGTAAATGTTGCTGGTCATAAGCCAACTTCTACAGTAGTGATTAATAGCACAGCAGCAGATCCTGCTAAGCTGGCCATTCTTGAAAATATTCTGTACGGAAAGGATCATGAACTTACCAAGACTGAGCCTAAGAACTGGTCAACAGATTACAAGAAGTATTATACGAAGTCTGGAGATAAGTTCGAAGCGCTTACTGGTGAATCAGCGCCAACTTGGGAAGAGAACAAGTATTACGACGAGGCAACAGAGCCGAGATTGCCATTCCCTGATGAAATCATGGAAATCATGGGACAGGAGTAGAATATTAACCATGAGACCTCACAAAAATCGTGGGGTCTCTTTTTGTAAAAAGGAGGAAATTTATGTTAAAGAAGACAATAACATATACAGATTTTAATGGCACAGAAAGAACAGAGGATTATTACTTCAATCTGAGTAAAGCAGAATTATTGGAGATGGAAGTTGGTACCACTGGCGGTTATGCCGAAAAGGTGCAGGCAATCATTGACGCAAAGGATTCACCTGACATCATGAAGATCTTCAAGGAGTTGCTGCTCAAGGCATACGGCGAGAAGTCAGCAGATGGAAAGCGGTTTATTAAGATTGACGACAATGGACGTCCATTAGCAATTGCATTCGAGCAGACACCGGCATATTCCGAGATTTTCATGGAGCTTGCAACAGATGCAGACGCTGGTTCCGCGTTTATTAATGGTATCCTTCCGGCTGATTTGATTAAAGAAGCAAACAAGGCGGCGTTACCGAAGGTCGTAAAATAATATATCAAAATGGAGATGAATGAGAATGCTTTCAATTACGATACCCGGGAGAGAGTGGTTTGATGAAGAAAAGAATGAGTTTGTGACCACGACGAGTATGACTATTCAAATGGAGCATTCTCTTCTTTCTCTTCATGAATGGGAAAAGAAATGGAAAAAACCATTTTTCTCCGATAAAGAAAAAACAACAGAAGAAGTGCTGGATTATTTTAGATGTATGACGCTTACTCCGGATGTTGATGATGATATTTTTCGTGGACTTACGAATGAAAACATAGAGACAATCAGGAATTATATTAATGATTCAATGACTGCTACTACGTTTTCTGATAGAGAAAATCGTAAGTTCAATAGAGAGATAATAACCAGTGAGATTATCTATTATTGGATGATATCACTGAACATTCCTGTGGAGTTTGAACGATGGCATCTGAATAGTCTCATCACATTAATTAGAGTTTGTAATGTTAAGAATCAACCACCAAAGAAGATGAGTAAGAATGAGGTTCTTAATCATTATTTGGCTCTAAATGCAAGTAGAAGAAAGAAATTTAAGTAAAACAGGAGGTACAGATATGTCAATGAACGGAATCGATATTAGTGCATGGCAGAGAGGGATTAACTTAAGTAATGTCCCATTCGACTTTGTAATTGTAAAGGCTACCGAAGGAACGAAGTATATCAATGGCGTATGTGACAGTCATTGTGAAGATGCAATTCACCTCAGAAAGTGCTTTGGTGTATATCACTATGCAAATGGTGGAGATTACAAGCAGGAGGCAGATTTCTTCTTAGAGAAGGTAAAGAAGTATGTTGGAAAAGCATTGCTTGTTCTTGACTGGGAGAGTCAGAACAATCCACAGTTTGGTAAAACCGATCGTGACTGGGTTAAGAACTGGTGTGATTATGTGTATGCTCGGACGTGTGTTAAGCCAGTTATTTATATATCCAAGAGTTTCATGACTACACTGGATGGACTTGGGTATGAATTCTGGATCGCACAGTATGCGAATAACAAGCCTACGGGTTATCAGGAGAATCCGTGGAATGAGGGAGTATATACATGTCTCATCAGACAGTATGCATCAACGGGTCGTCTCACAGGTTATCCTGGAGACTTGGATTTGAACAAGTTTTATGGTACAGCGGCAGATTGGAATGCACGAGTATCAGTTGCCACACCAGTTCCAACACCAGTTCCAACATCAGCTCCGGCGGTATCTCCTACGGGTACAACCATTGAGCTTGTGGTGGCAACGCTGCAGAACAAGTATGGTGTAGGTGATGAGCGTAAGCAGAAGCTGGGAACTCGATATGACGAGGTTCAGAAGTTTATCGATTATGTTGCAAACGCTTCTATTGATCAGCTGGTAGCAGAAACAAAGGCTGGTGATTATGGTAATGGCGAAACTCGTAAGATTATTCTCGGAGCATTCAATAAGTACGATGCTGTTCGGAATAAGATCAATGCCGAGAATACAGCCAAGGCTAGTTCGGCAGCTATTTACGTAGTTAAGAGTGGAGACACGCTCTCTGGCATTGCTGCGAAGTACAAAACAACATATCAGGCATTACAGAAGCTGAATGGTATTCCGGATCCAAACAAAATTTATCCGGGTCAGAAATTAAAAATTAGATAATGAAAGGGTGATGCAGGTGATCACATTTAAGCAGAAGGGCGATTTCTCCAAACTGAATAGTTTCTTTGAAAAAATTAAAGAAACTGTCAAAATAGGAGATCTCGATAAGTATGGACGAGCTGGTGTCGAAGCACTTGCATCTGCCACACCAAAGGAATCTGGAAAAACTGCGGATTCTTGGTACTACACAATTGAACATGAAAATGGAAAATCGTCGATTAATTTTCTTAATTCGAACATTAATGACGGTGTTCCGATTGCAATCATATTACAGTACGGGCATGGTACTGGAACTGGAGGCTGGGTCGAAGGAAGAGATTATATCAATCCTGCGGTTCAGCCTCTTTTTGATAAGATTGCCGATGATGCTTGGAAGGAGGTTACTAGATTATGAGTAAGCAAGTTGATGAAAGAATTGTGTCGATGCAGTTTGACAACAAACAGTTCGAAGCCAATGTTAAAACTTCTATGTCGACTATTCAGAAACTTAAGCAGAGCTTAAATTTTAAGGATAGTGGAAAGAGTTTGGAAAATCTTAGCAAAGCGGCAAATGAAGTGAAATTCGATAAGCTTCTGTCTGGAGTTGAGACATTAGAGAAGAGATTTTCTGCAATGGGCATTGTTGGAATGAGAGTTATCGAGAATTTAACTGATTCGGCGATGCAGATGGTAACCAAAACCAAGAATCTTATAACAAGCACTATTAAACAGGGCGGTATTTCGAGAGCAACAAACATCGAAAACGCCCGTTTTCAGTTACAGGGATTATTAAAGGATGATGAAGCAGTTGCCGCTGTAATGAAAAACGTAAGCGATTCGGTGGATGGCACTGCCTATAGTTTGGATGCAGCAGCAAAAGTGGCATCTCAGTTAGCAGCTTCAGGGATGAGAGCCGGAGACGAGATGTTTTCATCACTAAGAGCGGTTGCTGGCGTTGCTGCTATGACGAACAGTTCTTATGAAGATATTGGTAGAATCTTTACTCAGGTAGCTGGTCAAGGTCGAATGATGGGCGATCAGTTATTGCAGTTATCTGGTAGAGGTATGAATGCAGCAGCTACTTTAGCAGAGCAAATGGGTAAAACAGAGCAAGAAGTTAGAGACATGGTGTCCAAAGGACAGATTTCGTTTTCAACATTTGCTTCAGCAATGGATAATGCATTTGGAGAGCATGCCAAGAAGGCGAATGAGACATTGAATGGTGCGTTCTCCAATGTTAAATCAGCATTAGCCAGAATCGGTGCCGAATTTGTTGCACCACTTATTGTTCAGAATGGTCCACTTGTACAAGTCCTCAACACAATACGAGAGAAAGTAAATGATGTCAAGAGAAACATTGTTCCATTTGCTGAATTGGTTACAACTACAATCAATAAGCTTGCAACCAAGGTAAATGCTGCAATTTCAAAGTTGAATATTGACAAGATGTTTGAGAAATTCAATTTCTTAAGTAGAGATTTCGGCGCGAGTAAGATTATCAAGCTGGTGGATGGAATATCCAAGCCAATTGAGAAAGTCACAGATACTGTGAAAGAAACTGTCAACGCAGTAACCGATTTGGATGACATTGTGAATAAAGTTATTCGTGGAGATTTTGGTAATGGAGCAGAAAGACTCGATAAACTAACCGAGGCAGGACAGAACTATTATAGAGTTCAAAATAGAGTAAATGAGGTACTCAATAATGGTTTCAGATTTTCAGAAGATCAAATACAGGCCCAGGACAAACTCCTTGGGATTCAGGAAAATACTGTTTCCGAGACAAAGAGCGAAACAACAGAAACTGTTAAATTGACAGAGGAGAAGAAGAAACTTATTAAAGAACTTGCTGGTATGAGTGATGCTCAGCTGAGAGCAAACGGATATACTGAAGAACAAATCGCTGCATTCAGAGAGCTGAGAGGAGTTGCTAATAAGCTTGGTATACCGATAGACAAGCTTATTGACAATATTGATGAGCTGAATGGTAAGTGGATTATTATGGACGCGCTGAAGAATATAGGAAATAGCATTGTTTCAATATTCAAGGCGATTGGACAGGCATGGAAGGATATCTTTCCATCGTCTTCTGCCGATACAGTGTTTAATATTGTAGCAGCATTTCATAAGTTATCCGAGAGAATGAAGGTAACCGATGAAGATGCAGATAAGATAAAACGTACATTTAAAGGTCTTTTCGCAGTATTAGATCTGGTCAGCACCCTTGTTGGCGGCGGTTTAAGATTAGCATTAAAAGCTACGTCTTACATACTTAGTCTTTTCAATTTATCGTTATTGGATGTCACAGCAATACTCGGCGATGCCTTAGTTAAATTCAGAGATTGGATTAAAGGTAATAATCTAATTACAAAAGCGTTCGAAACTATGGCTCCATATTTGAAGGAGTTTGTATCACTGGTTGTCGAAGGAATAGTTGCAATCAAAGATTGGATCGTCGCCAATGAAAAGATCACTCAGGGATTTAAGAATATTCTTTCATATCTTAGAGAGGTTGGAGCAGGATTTAAGGCGTGGGTTGAAGGTGCTAGAGAAGCAGAGAATATACCAGTATATATAATCCAGGGATTGGTAAATGGGTTAAAGAATGGTATTTCCACAGTTGCATCTATTGCAATAGAGTTGGCAAAATCAATTATTCAGACTGTTTGTGGTGTCCTTGGGATTCATTCGCCATCTACTGAATTTTATGTAATTGGTCTGTACATAATTCAGGGATTGATAAATGGTCTTAAAGCAGGAGCCAAGAAAGTATGGGATACTGTCAAATCAATTGGCGAAGCTATCATTGGTGTTGGAAAAGAGATCGATTACAAATATCTTGGCATTAGCACAACAGCATTGGGACTGTTGATAGTTCTTAACAAATTTACTAATGCTGTAACAGATATCAAGGAAAAGGTAATCGATGCAGGTCTTGGTGTTGTTAATAGCATATCTTCAATATTTGATAGCATCAGTAAATATATCAAAGCACGAGCATTGAAACAACAGGCAAAAGCGCTGTTACTGTTAGCAGTTTCAATTGCTGCTCTTGGGGCGACAATATATTTCATTTCTCAAATAGACACAAAGAGTTTGATTAAAGGCGGAATTGCTATTGGTGTTTTAGCTGGAATGTTAATCGGTCTTACTGTGGCTATGAGTAAATTGGATAAGCTCGGTGTATTCTCCGATAAAGTTGGGGTGATGTTACTCGGAATGTCTGTCGCTTTGTTGGCAATGGGAAAAGTTGCGACAGAAATCGGAAAACTTGAGTGGGAAGAAATAGCAAAGGGAATCGTGTTTGTCGGTGCTTTGGAATTATTCATCATAAGTCTGATTGCAATATCTAAGTTTGCTGGCACTAATGCTAAAGATGCAGGAAAGATGATTTTTAAAATTGCTGGAGCGCTTTTGATTATGGCCTTAGTTGCAAAATTGGCTGGTAATTTAAGAAAAGACGAGCTGACACAAGGATTAAAATTCATTGCTGTAATGGGTATCTTTACAACTGCATTAGTGGCGGTGTCTTTAGTTGCGGGAAAGAATGCATCTAGGGCCGGAACCATGATTCTTAAGATCGCCGGGGCGTTACTTATTATGGTAATGGTTGCTAAAATAGCGGGGAACATGAAACCAGAAGAATTATCACAAGGGTTAGAATTCATTGAGATAATGGGAATATTTACGGCCACATTAGTTGCTGTATCTATACTTGCGGGAAAGAATGCATCTAGGGCTGGCAATATGATTCTTAAAATTGCAATAGCTTTGCAGATTATGGCTAAAGTGGTAAAAACTATTGGACAGTTAAAACCTGATGAAGTTGAGAAGGGATTAAGTTTCATAAAGACTTTGGGTAAGTTTATAGTGGCATTGGTCGCAGTGTCATTATTGGCTGGAAAGAATGCATCTAGAGCTGGTGTAATGATGATTGGCGTGGCTATAGCGATGGGGGTCATGGCACGAGTTGTCAAAATGGCTGGAAGTATTGATGAAAACACGCTTAAACAGGGACTCAAAGTAATGGCTGTATTTGAGGTATTTATCCTCGCACTTGTCGCAGTATCAATCTTAGCTGGTAAAAATGCGGCAAAGGCTGGTGAAATGCTGTTAAAGGTGTCAGTGTCACTATTAATTCTCACAGGTGCATTGTTCTTAATTGGACAGATGGATTCGAAGAAGTTATGGAAAGCTGTTGGTGTAGTAGCAGTATTAGAGACCTTGTTTGCAGGTTTGATTGCAGTTACGAAGGTGTCTCAGAATGCAAACAAGACAATTATAGGACTTGTCGCAACACTGACGTTACTTGTTTCTGGCTTGGCATTACTTACCACACTGAATTCGGATAAGCTTGTTGCATCAGCAGAATCTTTATCTATGGTTATGGTAGCGATGGCAGCAATGATCGCAGCAACCGGACAAATTAAGAATACTGAGGGAGCGACGAAGGTTCTTCTTCAGATTTCGTTGGTAGTTCTCATGTTGGTCGGTGTTCTTGGAATGATTCAGGCACTTAATATAGAAGGAAATATGGGCGCAGTTGCTTCAATTTCAGTGTTGTTGGTTTCTATGGCGGCATCATTAGCTCTCTTGGGAAATACAAAAAATGTGTCGCTTAAGGCTGTTGGCGCTATGGCATTGATGGGATTGGTTGTTGCAGAATTAGCGGTTGTAATGAAAGTAATGGATAAACTCAATATTGATGTGTCTACAAAGACTGTTGCTCAATTGTCAGCTTTACTTCTTGCTATGTCTGGCGCATTAGTGATTCTGACTGTTGTCGGAATCGGTGGTGCCGCTGCATTTGTGGGGATTGGTGCGTTAGTGACATTGATAGCCGCAGTTGGTGGCTTGATGATAGCGATAGGTGCATTAAATGATGAATTTCCAGCTGTCGCTGATTTTGTACACAATAGTATCCCAATTCTTCAAGATATGGGTGAAGGCCTCGGTAATTTCATCGGTGGGTTAGTTGGCGGCGTTGTTGCCGGTGCTATTGATAGTCTTGCAGGCATAGGCACAAGTCTTAGTACGTTTATGGAAAATCTTCAGCCATTTATCGAGAAGGTATCAGCTATTGATCCAGATGCTATGGCTGGTGGAGAAGCGTTGGCAAAGATGCTACTTACTCTTACGGCCGCAGAGCTTGTTAGTGGATTATCCAAATTTTTGGGAGTAAAAGATTTAGGAAATCTTGGATCCCAACTTTCAGATTTCGGAGATGCAATTATCGCATTTTCAGACAAGCTTAATAATGGCGATTGTATAAACGATAAAGCCGTCCAAAAAGCCGCAAAAGCAGGTGAGATGATGGCTAAGCTTCAGAGTAGCTTATATGGAACTGGTGGATTGAAACAGGGCATATTTGGCGAAAAAGATCTTGGAGATTTCGGATCGCAGATGAGTAAATTTGCCGACGGAATCATTGCATTTGCCACCAAGGTTGAGGCCGCAGACATTAATCAAGATTCTGTTGACGCAGCAGCTTATGCTGGTGAAACCATGGCTACTCTCCAAAGCAAGATTAAAAGTCAAAATGGAGCACTTCAAGATATTTTTGGTTCTCAAGATCTTGGCGATTTCGGATCGCAGATGAGTAACTTTGCAGATGGGGTTGTTAATTTTGATAAGAAACTTAAGGCTAATGGTGGGATTAGCTCAGACCTTGCCGATCAAGCTGCTTATGCAGGAAACGTAATGGCAGAGTTACAAAATAATACTGGAGCTATTGGTGGTGTAGTAAACCATTTTGCTGGTGAAAAGAATCTAGGTACTTTCGGAACCCAAATTGCACTTTATGGCTCTGCTTTAGCCGCATTTTCTCAGGTATTGTCAGAAAACCCGGTAGACACAACAACAGTTTCAATAGCTAAGGACTGTGGATTATTGATGACAGAACTTCAGACGGCTTTGCCAGAGACTCATCTATTCGACGGTAAGATGGATCTGGATGATTTCGGAGCTAAGCTAATGTCATTTGGTAAATATATGGGTGTGTTTGCCACTATGACTGCTGAAATGGATGTGTCCAATCTCACGACAGTCAGTATGGCGGCTAAGAGACTTGGCGAAATGACCCAGTCAATCAGCACAGTAGATCAAACAAAGATCGACGAATTCGATTTCGAGGGTATTGGAAACAGCATAAAGACATTCTGTGATTCGTTCGACAACGTCGATGCTTCAAAGGTTGAAACAGCAATCAGCTCAATCAATAAGTTGGTTAACACAATCAAGAGTATGGATGGGTTGAACACTAATGGAGTAAACACCTTTAAGGGAATTCTTAATTCACTCAGTGGTGACACAGTAAATCTTAAGGGTATTGGTAATTCATTCTCAGATGATCAGATCGCATCATTCAATTCAATTGGCTCAAGTGTTGTGAGCGCAATTGCTTCAGGTATGAAGAGCAAGTCAAGTGAATTTACGAGTATCGGACATTCAATACTCAGCAGCATCAAGAGTTCCTTGAATTATAATATTCAGCAGTTCAAAACCAGCGGAGAGACAATCATGTCGAACTTTGTTAGCGGAATAAAAGGTTCAAGAAATACGGCATCATCAGCATTTACATCAATGATGGCATTCATCACTCTGAGTCTGAAGGGATATTATAATAACTTCTACACTATTGGAGGTTATCTTGTTACGGGATTCGCAAATGGTATATCAGCTAGTGCATATAAAGCTAAAGCAAAAGCTAAGGATATGGCCAAAGATGCGGAGAAGGCTGCACGAGAAGAATTACAAGTTCATTCACCATCTAAGAAGTTAGACAAAGTTGGACAGTATTTCGGTATGGGATTTGCTAATGGTATTGATAAGAAATCACATCTCAGTGTTCAAGCAGCAAAGACTATGGCCGCATCAGCTATCGACAGTACAAAGCAGACAATCTCGAGATTAGGTCAGATGCTCGCAATGGATGTTGATGCTCAGCCTACAATCAGACCAGTAATGGATTTGAGCGACATTAATTCTGGCGTAGCAACTATGAATGGAATGCTTGCTATGAATCCATCTGTTGGCGTAATGACAAATATTGGAGCAATTAACGCATCAATGAGAAATCGTCAAAATGGAAATGCAAATGATGTGATATCAGCTATCAATACACTTGGTAAAACACTCGGTAATACACGAGGCGATACATACATTATTGATGGCATTACATATGATGACGGAAGCGGCATAAACGATGCAGTTCAAACACTCATTAGAGCAGCTAGAATAGAGAGGAGGATGTAAAGATGGCTAATTCGCCACGTATCACAGGTTTCGGGCCAGTTGATGCTCAAGGAAATACCTTATACGCGACATGGTCATGGAAATATGATCACATCGATCATTTTGAGGTTAGATGGGAATATAACTTGGGTATAGCAATCAATGATGAAGGAAATGCAGTTTGGATTGTTGGAAATTCTGGAACAACGACCGAGAAAACATCCACCTATAGTATACCTAGTGACGCAAGAGTGGTAAGGTTTAAGGTAAAACCAGTAGCACAAACGCATGAGGTAAACAAAGTTCAGGTTGCATATTGGAATGCTGATTGGTCTGTAGAAAAGACTTATTGGAATACGCCAGAAGAAGAAAGAATTCAGGTGCCAGATGTTCCTACAGTATCAATTGACAAGTATACGATCACAGCAAAAATTGGCGGTAAAGAATTGAATACCAATCGTGTTCAGTTTGAGCTTTGGGCACCGGGGTATTATCTTGACACATCTTACTCTCGTAAAACAGTTATGTTGCTTCAAGATAATGCAGCATCTTGCACATTCAACATAGTACCGGGATATATCTATAAAGTTAGATGTAGAAGTTTGAATGGTGATTTTGCAGCAAATTCTCCAATTATAGAAGACTGGTGCAGTGATTGGTCAGACTTTTCAGAAGAAATAAAATCAGCACCAGCCGCCTCTGGTGGAATAACGACTTGCCGAGCGGAATCTGAAACTTCTGTATATCTTGTATGGTCGGCAGCTGCAGGGGCAAAAACATACGAAATCGAGTACTCATCAAATAAAGATTACTTTGACAGGACAGATCAGACTACTAAACAATCTGGAATAGAAAATCCATATTATTTGGTAGTCGGTCTGGAAACAGGACAGGAGTATTTCTTTAGAGTAAGAGCCGTTAACGATCAGGGTGAATCTGCGTGGTCTGGTGTAGTGTCTGTTGTAATAGGCAAGTCACCAGCCGCGCCGACCACATGGTCGTCGACTACCACTTTGATTAGCGGTGAGAAATTGATGTTATATTGGGTTCATAATTCAGCAGATTCATCAAGTCAGACGTATGCCGAACTTGAGATAATAATCAATGGGAAAAAGCAAACTCAAACAATCAAGAATGATAGATCAGACGATGATAAGGATAAGACGAGCTCTTACGAGTTAGACACGTTAAGTTTGACCGAAGGCGCTACAATACAATGGCGAGTTAGAACCGCAGGAGTCACAAATAAGTATGGCGATTGGTCAGTACAGCGAGAAATAAAAGTGTACGCTCCGCCAACATTAAAGCTGAATATATCAGATGTATATAATAATGATTTAACAGTTCTTACTTCATTTCCGTTTCATATTTCTGGTATTGCGGGACCAAATACCCAAGTTCCAACAGGATATCATGTAACCATTAAAGCTATGAGTTCTTATGAGACTATTGATAACATCGGTAATCAGAGAATCGTGAGCGCCAATCAAGAGGTATTTTCCAAATTTTATGATACCAAAACATCTCTTGACATTACACTTTCGGCGAATGATATCGATTTGATGAATAATATTTCGTATCAAGTAGAAGTAGTGGTATCTATGAACACAGGACTTACTTGTACAGAAATCCGTACTTTTCAGGTTCATTGGTATGAGGATGAATTATCCCCTAACGCCCAAATAGCTTTTGATAGTAAAACAATGTCTGTGTATATTAATCCTTATTGCGAATTGTATGAGATAACTGTAAATAGAGTTAAATATTCAGAAGGAATAGGATATGAAAAGACTGAAGAAGAGGTTGAAATATACGCGGTGTTGTACACTGAGGATAAAATGCAAACTGTAACTGGCGAGGAAGTAATGAAAGTTCGTTTAACAACTGGAGAAATATCATATGCTTGTTATTCAACGCAAAAGCAGCTTCCGTCTAGTTATACATTATCTGTGTATAGACGTGAATTTGACGGTACGTTTACAGAGATAGAAACTGGACTTGATAATTCCAAAACGACATATGCAACTGACCCACATCCGTCACTGGATGTAGCAAGATATCGAATTGTGGCTATATCGAAACATACTGGTGCTGTTGGATATTCAGATTTACCTGGGTATCCAATTGGTGAAAAGGCAGTAATTATACAGTGGGATGAGCAGTGGTCTTGGTTCGATGCTGGTGATACAGGAGAATTAGCCACACCGCCTTGGTCTGGCTCTATGTTAAGGCTTCCTTATAATATAGATGTCTCCGATAAAAACAGTCCAGATAGTACACTGGTGAAGTATCAAGGACGAACCTCTCCGGTAAGTTATTACGGTACACAGATAACAGCATCATCTTCATGGAAGGTAGATATTCCTAAAACAGATAAGGAGACGTTATATGCTATAAGAAGATTATCTATATGGAAAGGAGATGTTTATGTCCGAGAACCATCTGGAACGGGATATTGGGCAAATATATCAGTATCATATAACGTAAACCACGATTCATTGGTCATTCCGGTGTCTTTTGAAATTACAAAGGTCGAAGGAGGAGTATAAATGACTAATTGGTTAGAGTCGATGACTCAGACATTTGAGTATTATACTGTTGACCCAAATACTTGGATGGATGACGAGCGGATGCGAAACGTGACCGCGTGTACAATTACGCGAGACAGTACATCAGATACATTGGCGTCGGCTACATTTGATGTGAAGGATTTCACTGGAGAGTGCTACATTCGAGTGTACCTTATTACAATTCAAAATGGAGAAAGATCGAAGTATCCATTAGGCACATTCTTAGTACAAACCCCATCGTCAGACTACGACGGAAAGGTGAGTACAGTATCTATGGATGCGTATTCCCCATTATTGGAATTATCTGAGAAAAAACCAGACATAGGATATTCGTTATTTAAAAACGATAACATCATGGAAAATGCATATAGGATTGCCAGAAGCAATATGAGAGCCCCGGTTGTAAGAGTCGAAACAAACGACAAATTGACCGGGGATTTTGTTTCGTCAACAGATGATACATGGCTTGCATTTCTTTCCGATCTATTAAGCAATGCAAAATATGAATTGGAGCTTGACGAGTTGGGAAAGGTACTGTTTGCACCAAAGCAAGAACTTGTTGCATTACAACCAGTATGGACATACAACGACGACAACAGTTCGATTTTATACCCAGAAGTAAGTTTGAGCCATGATTTGTATGGGGTTCCAAATGTTGTAGAGGTTCTTTATTCGAGCGGTAATGACAATTACTATTCAAGAATTGTAAATGATGATGAAAACAGTCCTACATCAACAGTAAAACGAGGACGGGAAATTGTGTATCGTGAAACATCACCGTCTTTTGCAGGCTCTCCTTCGCAGGCTCAGGTTGACGAGTATGCTGAGAAACTATTGAAAAGCTTATCTTCGGTTGAATACACAGTGAGTTATACACATGCTTACTGTCCAGTCAGAGTTGGTGATTGTGTGCGACTGAACTATTCAAGAGCTGGATTGGAAAATGTAAAAGCTAAAGTGGTAAGTCAATCAATAACGTGCGAGAGCGGGTGTCCAGTGTCCGAAAAAGCAGTATTTACAACAAATTTATGGAGGTGATAAGTGGTGGCATTATCTAATGATTTGGCGAGTCAATTCGCAAAATTACTAAATGATGGCAACGATAAAAAGCAAAAAGAGACATCTATGTATGGAACATTCGTCGAGAGTGGTAAAAAAAAATACGTGAAGTTGGATGGATCTGAGTTGCTTACTCCTGTAATACAGACTGCTGCGGCTAAGGATGGAGAGCGTGTCACGGTTACAGTAAAGAATCGTACTGCCGTTGTTACAGGAAACCTGTCGTCTCCCGCTGCTAGATCAGGAGACGTGGAAGATCTCTCAGCAAAAGTACTGTTTGTCGAAGAGCTCATGGCGAAGAAAGTATCAACTGATGAACTTGAGGCTACGATTGGTAGAATAGAAACTCTCGAAACTGACAATGCGACGATTAGAGATACTCTGACAGCTCAATCGGCAAAGATCGATGATCTCGAAACTGACAATGCGACCATTAATGGCACTCTGACTGCTCAATCAGCAAAGATTGACAATCTCGAAACAACTAAGCTTAGTGCAGAGATTGCTGAAATAACTTATGCAACAATCACGAATTTGGATGCAACAAATGTAGCGATACGTAATTTGGATGCTGATTATGGCAAGTTTAAAGATGCAACAGTTGAGTCGTTTAGGGCAACGGAAGCTGATATTGAATCGTTAAATACAACGAAACTATCGGCAGAACAAGCAGATATTCGATATGCAAATATTGATTTCTCGAATATTGGTAAGGCTGCGATTGAACAGTTCTATGCAACATCCGGCATTATTAAAGATTTGGTTATCGGAGATCAGACAGTCACGGGAGAATTGGTTGGTGTTACGATCAAGGGAGATCTGATTGAAGGAAATACAATCAAAGCTGATAAGCTGGTGGTGAAAGGTTCTGACGGACTATACTACAAGCTTAATGTATCTGCTGAGACCGTAGAAACAGAGCAGACAGATCAAAATAGCTTGAATGGAAACATTATCACAGCAAAGTCTATAACCGCTACCAAGATTAGCGTAGAAGATTTAGTCGCTTTCGACGCAACAATTGGTGGATTTAACATCACCGATAACGCTATATATTCAGGAGTAAAAAGTTCTATCGACAACACAACAAGAGGAATCTATCAGGATAAGGATGGACAGATTGCTTTTGGTGATAGAGATAGTTTCCTAAAGTATTTTAAGGATAAAGACGGAAAATATAAGCTGGCAATATCAGCAGACAACATTAAATTCAGCGCAAGTAATAAAGATCTGGATACGGTGCTTGGTTCTACAATAACCAGTGCTATTGAGGAATTCTATTTATCTAAATCGCCTACATCATTATCTGGCGGATCATGGTCAAAAACACAGCCAACATGGACTGAAGGAAAGTATATATGGAGAAGAACTGCGGTAACGTATGGAGATGGAAGTTCTGAATATACGCCATCGCCAAATGGTGTGTGCATTACTGGTAATACCGGAGCCAAAGGAGATACTGGCGAGGGTATCAAATCTACGGCAGTAACATACCAAGCCGGAGCATCAGGAACTACGGTTCCAACTGGGACGTGGTCTGCGTCGATACCGGCTGCGGACACATCAAAACCGTACCTTTGGACGAGGACGATTATTACCTACACTGATAATACGAAATCTACATCATACAGTGTAGGTGCTACGCCAGAAGGAATGGTTCAAAAGAAAAAGATTATTTCCGAAATCAACCAGTCAGCAGAGGAGATTTCAATCAAGGCTGAAAAGATCAGTCTCGAAGGTCTTGTCACCGCCAATGAGAATTTCAAAGTGCTGGAAGATGGCTCAATAGAGGCGAAAAATGGTAAGTTTACTGGCGAGATATATGCTACGAGCGGTAAATTCGAGGGCGAAATAGTCTCATCTAAGGCGACTATTACTGGCGGAAGTATGACAATTAAAGCGGCAGACAATGATTATAAAGCAATAGATATTTATTGGGGAAATCCAAATACGCAGGGAGAAGACGGATATTATACAACACAAATATCACCTGGATCGGTCTATGGTTATGGTTACAATGGCGGACATAGCGGGTCATTCAGACTAGATTTCGATGGGTTAACGTTGACTGGAGCTGGAGCTAACATACGTTGTCTTGATATAACCGCAGCAGGAGCAATCAACGGACGTTATTGGAATTGGTCTAGGCAAGGCGGACAGCCAAGTTGGTTGTGGGGCGGAAATGATGGTGTAAACATGTATGTATATAATCCATCAAACTTTAGCGTAAACTATGCTAAATCTGCAAATTATGCTAATAGTGCTGGTGGTATTTCGGCACCTATATATGGATATGACAAAAATATTAATATTACATGTGGCGGATGGAATACCCCTGCTAGCGTGACACTTCCTGCCGGAACATATATTGGAATGGTGTTTGCAAAGATGTATGGAACTCCTACATCCAGAATGGTTATGGTATTTTCAACTAATAGCGGAGCCACCGATGCTGGGGCTTATATGTCAGACGATAATATGGATAGGGCATGCTGTAGTTCCCCAGTTGTTATAAATGTCAGTGGTAATACCAATTTTTATTTGAGGGTATACAACAGTATGTCAGGAGTTAGAGCATGTCATTGCGGGTGGTACTTAGTAAAAGTTAAATAATAAAGACCTTGGAGAGGGTCTATAAACACTACTACTTTATGAAGCGAGGAGCCAAAACATTATGAAAAAATACATTACAACATTAAGCAAACTGTTTGATATTCGTCAGTTGATCGCCAATAATGGCATCTTAGATCTTGCGTTCTCGCGTAAGGCAGGACTGTCAGTTGCACGAAATATTAAGAAAATCGACAATGAACTTGCAGAGTATGACAAGTCTCGTGATGAGCTGATTCGAAAGTATTCTGATAACGGAGTTACTATGAACCGTTCGAATCCGAACTGGAACGAGTTCATCAAAGAGTATAATGAGATCGGTTCAGTCGAAGCGTCATTGGAAATCAACATGATTACAGATGATGATCTGCCGGAGAACATTACGCCATCGGCATGCATGGCAATCGATTTTATGATCGAAGATCCAGTAGAAATTGTAGAATAGGGAGGAAGTCAAAATGGATATTAAAGATTTTGTTATAATTATACCAATCGTGGTTATTTGCTATCTTATCGGTATGGGACTTAAAGCATGGAGTTATGTGAATGATGTATGTATCCCGGTGTTAGTCGGAGCTATTGGCGGTGTTCTTGGTGTTGTTGCAATGTTTACAATGCCGAGCTTCCCAGCAAATGATGTTCTAACATCCATTGCTATTGGTATTATGAGTGGTTTAGCATCCACAGGAAGCAATCAGATTTACAAACAGTTACAGAAGTTTTTCAAAGGGGAGTAGTCGATGATCAAATTCACAGTATCTTCAGACACGATACTCCTTATTTGCTCGTTGATAGCAGCCTTATGGGGGGTGTATAAAATCGTGAAAGAAGTAAAGAAACCAAGTAAAGATTTACAGGAGACTGTAGATAAGCATTCAAAACTTCTTGATTCAGACAATGTTCGACTCAAGGAGGTTGAAGAATCCAACAAGATGATTCTACAATGCTTATTAGTAATAATCAATCACGATATTACAGGTAACGGAATCGACAATCTCAAAGACACAAGAGATAAGCTCCAGCAATATTTGATTGATAAGTAGGGAGGTCGCATCATGAATGAAATTAGTAAGAAGATTATTATGGATGAAATCAAGGGATTAATGAGTGGTATTTCAGCCATCGTTAGTTCTTCAGCAATGGTAGCAATGCCAATGGGGTATTCGAATGATTCAGCAGTAACAGTTTCAAGTGTTTCCGAAATTACTACAAAAGCAAAAAGTATTAAAGCTTACGTAGCTAAGATTGAGGAAAAGACAAAGCTCCTTGAAGAGGATTTAGCATCTGATAATACGGAAGTAGAATCCGATCAGACAAGCACCGAGGATTTAACATCTGAATCAAACAAATAACAAAGACAAAGGCTCCGTCATATCGACAGGGCCTTTTCTTTTTACTAATGTTTAGTTTCAAGTAATGGCAATAAAAAGCGGTTTATTTGACCATTATTTGACACTTTATACCGTATAAATGGCTTAAAACCTAGACTTTCTGTTTCTGTTGAGGAAGCAGCAAAGGCTGGAAAGTTCTAAGAAAATGGCGTAAATGCTAGATTTCTAGAAGTAGTCAAAAGTGATAAAATGTGACAAAATGTACATCGTTTGACCACTATTTGACCATTACTTGACTACTACATTTGACCACTATAATGTCAAATATATGGGAACCTTTCTTAACTGATTGGTTCCCTTTTTATTGTATTTTTTCTAAGTCTTCTCTAAGCCACTCTACATCTCTTTCGGTGTAAGTGGATTCGGTTATATCTTGGATATTATGTCCAACCATCTCCTTTAAAGCATATTCGTCTACGTTTGCTTTCTTACATCGAGTGATAAATGTTTTTCTTGGATCGTGAGGTCTATGCTCAGGATTCAATTTCAATTGCTGTATCACCTTCGTAAAGCGGTTCTTATATTTGTCGTATGTAACAGCATAAGAACCGGCATGTGTTTGTCCTTTATCATTGAATAGATAAGGGCTTCCTAATTCTATTGCTTTGTCATAATTCATTTTCACAAGCCCTTTTATTTTTGCGTGGATGGGGACGATACGTTGTTTGCCAGCATTCGTCTTCATTCCGGCTTTCATATACCATTCATCCATATTCACTTCATCAAGACGTAAGGTAGCGAGTTCCTGTGGTCGCCACCCCATATACATCTGAATAATCACCCAATCAGCATATTTTACAACTCCTATATTTTTCCACAATTTATCAATTTCATCTTCGCTGAAAATAATATGTGGTTTCTTAGAGTTTTCGATATCCTCAACTATGTCGTCAGATAAGTTGAACGTCCGGGCATAATTCTTATCTACAATCTCATATTCTTCAGCGTAATCAAGCAATAGATTGAACGTAGATTTAATTCTCGATTTAATCCCTGGGGATGGGTAAATCTTTTTGTCTTTTTCCTTACCTTTTGTTCCTATTCGATATCCTTCCTCGATGCATCCTTTTATGTGCCGGGCTCTAACGTCTTTTGCTCTCATGTCATATATGGACGAGCAATATGACCACGCTGCTGTAACAGATCGAGTAGCGGACGGTGATATGTCAGAAAAATATTCTTTGCTCCATTTCATATACAACTCTTTCACTGTTAAATCATTATTCAAGTCATAAGGATTTCGTCTGTACTCCATCAATGCTTCGTATGCCTCGTTGTATGTTGGGAAATAGCAAGTTGGCTTTAACTGTTTCAAAATAGGTTTGCCATCTGGTGTCTTTCCAACTGTAACTCTGGCTCTAAAACGATTTCTCAATGGTTTGTTTTTAATCTCAGTAATACTTCCAAAGCCATTAGGCAATCGTCGTCGCTTAGTTGTCCTTGGACGAACCTGCGATTGTTTTGAGAGCGGATAACCACAATGCGGACAAGTTAGTGCTTTATCGCTGACCTGTAATTCACATTCTGGACATTTTGTGAGCATAAGCATCACTCCTTTCTATTTTTGTGCGAACTATATTACTACGTTTTTTTATTTTGTCAACCGTTTGGGCAAACTACATCATGGGAATTCGATCAATTATCGTCTTACTTATTATGTAACAAATTTTTTGGGAAGGAGCATGATGAAAATGCCAAAAGGAAAATGTGAAGGCGGTTGTAAGAATTTGAAGCACTATGATTGGAGGTTGAGAAAAGTATACGACAAGGGTCGAGTCGCAGTACCAATTAAGGTTGAAAGACTCAAATGTAAAGATTGTGGACACATGACATTGAGATATCCGGATGATGTTTTATCGTACAAACAATATGATAAGGACATTTACGAAGGGGTCGTCGAAGGATTTATTACGCCGGATACGTACGGATTTGAAGAATACCCATCCGAGAGAACAATGCAACGTTGGCTTAAAGAGCATAAAGATGACGATATGGATAATTCTTCCAAATAAAATCAAAAACAATATACAATATTTATATTCGTATGCTATAATATATCTATAATTTTATGGGGAGGTGAAAAAACAATGCAGATGTGTCCATTTTGCGACCGGGTGTACGACGAATCAGAATACAGTCGTTGTCCTTATTGCTCTGGCGAGTTAAGAAGACGACCAAGATTACAGTTTCGTTATGTATTAGAATGGAGTGTAGAAATGCACTAATCGTAGCGCCGATCATTTACAAGCCTGTTGATAGAAATGTCAGCAGGCTTTTTTATTTTATTCGTATATTTCTTTGAATTACCCCTCCCTATATAACAACCAAATCCACCTAAGTTGTCGTGACGAATCATAGCGATTGATGTATATTCGTGTTACAAGGAGGTGAAAAGATGCAAGATATAGTATTTGGTCCCGGTTCAGTTCCGGTAGCAGTAGCTGCTAGAGTATACGGTAAGGATGCAAACTGGATTAGAGCGGGTATTGTGACTGGATATCTGGACATAGGGACCGCTACTAGGAGGGGTAAAGTAATAACGTCCATAGAACAAATGAATAGTAAGTACGGACGGATCAATTATTATATATCTCCTAAGAAATTGTATGCTGAAACTGGTTATATTTGGAAAGGAGTAACGCGATGAAATCTGAATTATCAAAGAGAAATCCATATTGGATTGAAAAACACCGGTATTACGAATTACGTCATTTTTGTTTGCAATATCCTATTTGGAAAAGTTCATACAATTCTTTGTATGGTTTATCAAAACATATACATATAAGCGATGTTACTAATTCGTCAAAAACAAAAAATATTTCAGATCCAACGGCAATGATTGCAGGAAAAAGGATGTTTTATTCGGACCGGATGAAGATGATTACGGAAACGGCAAAGAACACAGATGAGTCATTGGCAAAATATCTTGTGTGTGGTGTGACGGAAGGATTATCATACGATACGCTTCGGGCTCGCCACAATATTCCATGTTGTAGAGATACATATTATGACATGTATCGAAAGTTTTTTTGGCTGCTTAGCAATGTACGGGATTAAAATTCTAATCTAGATTAGAATT